ATTTTCATTTTCATTTTCATTTTCATTTTCATTTTCATTTTTTATAATTATTTCTTCTGAATTATTATTAGATGAATTCATTTCCTTTTTAGAGACACTATGTTCTTTATAATTATCTTTATTATATAATTCTTCATTCGTTTTTAAATCTTTTTTATTTAAATCTATAATTTGATTTTTTATTATTTTTTTCTTGTCTGTTATTATCAATTGATTTAATAATTCTTGTAACTTTTTTTGTATTTTTTCTTGATTTTTATTAATTAATGAAATCCATTTCTCTTTATCTAAATTTTCTTTAAGCAAATGATCTTTAAAATGATAATAACTATATAATTTTTCTTTTTGATCATGTTGATTCAATTCATCTAATTTAAATATTTTTATATTTTCATTCGCTAAATTAAAATTAGAAATAGTAATCTCTTTTTCTTCATGATTATCTAAATGAATAATAAAAAATTGTAATGTATCAGTTAAATTATTATTTTCTTCATTCAATGTGTAATAGTTAAAGTTCATATGTTCAATTTGATATTTTTTATTTCCATCAAAATCAAGTAAAATTTTAAAACCTTTAAATTCAAATGTTTGCTTATAAAAATGAATAAGTGGCATTGGTTCACTTAATTGTACTTTTTCAATAATATCAAAAAAAGATGGAAGAATAGAAATACCTTCTTTAGAAGAAAAATAAGTTTCCCATGATTGAAAAGATTCTTTTTCTAAATCTTTGAGTAATAAAGAACTATTAATCCACGAATTATTATTTTTAATGGATGAAATAAAGGAAAAATGATGCTTTGAATATAAATATTGATTTTGTAAAGAATTAGGTAAATAATTAATTAAGGGTAAAAAAAGATGATCAAGTAGAGAAAGAGATATATACAATCCCTGATGTTTACTAAAATATAATAAATAAAAAAGTAATTTCTTTAATTCTTGATCTTTTATTTTGTCATAAAAATGAATATTTGAATTAAAATTTTCTACAATAAATTCACGTCTCATTTGGTAATTAAAATTATAAATTGAAAAGTATGGATTTTGTGAATGAAATTTCATTATTTTTGGTATCCATATGTCTTTTTCACTATTTTCAATGGTTGTTATCAATGGTAAAGACATCCATTCTTTTTTAAGACCTAAAGATTCATACTCTATTTTCAGTGGCTTTGGTAAATAAATTTCTATTTCTTTGATAGCAAAAGAAGAATTCCCTAATGATAAAATCAGATAGTCTTTCTGATGTAAATCATATAATTTAATTTTAAGGTCAGTACTCCATCCTTCTTCTTTATCAATGCGTTTTATATAAAAATAAAGTAAATCTTCATCAATATGAGATAAATGCAGAATAAACTGTTCTTTATCTGATGATTGAATTAGTTCATATTTATTTTGTAAGTAATTGGAAATTGAATGACATGATGAAAAAAAGTAGCTCCCTATATAATCGGGAAAAAAAGAAAGGTCACTATTCATTATAGTTTCTATAAAAAAAATATAATAAAATTTTTAGAATTAACCTAATTATTGGGATATAAATGAATTACACGATAAAATTATTCAATGATAAATACTTTTTCATTTTCATTAGAAGAACCTACATGAATTGTTTTCTTTTGACCTGATGATATATGAATACTATCCACATGAATATCTAATGTCCAACCTAGATTACTATCAGTGCGCTTTAATATAAATATATTTTCTTTTAGTTGCATGACTGTAAAAGTATCTTGAAATTTTGATGGTGCAAAATAGAAATAATGACTACTTGTTCGTACAACATTTTTATAATAAAAACTTTTCTTTGACCATTCATCTCGGAAATTAGAATAATTATCTTGGTAATAATTTTTATAATGAGAAACAAACAAGACTGGTGAATTATCTTTATTTTTATTTTTTACATTTAATGGTTGTCCATTATTTAAACGAATAAATTCATTATTTTTCATCAATTTTGCTTCATGTTTTGAAAAATGTTGATAGAATAATTTATTTCCTGTAGGTTCATGAATATCATTTAAATATTTATTTTCAAAAATATGATTCATGCAAGATTTAATTATTTCATATAGTTGAATATTATTTTTTGTACACATAATAATTCCATTATAATAGGAGTTAGGAGCATCATCTTTACATAAAATTAATTCATCATTAGGATGAATCAATTCATCAAGTGAAATATTAGTCAGAACCTTATGATCTACATAAACTCCACCATGAATATAAAGATAACAATAACGGAAAAAATCAGCTTTAATAGCGCCTGGAATAATAGATTGAAAAGCTTTCACTACATCGACTTCTTCTTCGCCATTATCCTGATTTTTTAATAAAATATTTACTTTGTAATGTTCGCGCAAAAATTGAATACATCGACTATCATCAAAAAATACATACTCATAAGATGGATTATGTTCTAGTAATGTACATATCGCATTATAATGTTTTATGTTTTTAATTAAAATATTATTTGTCTGCATAATCACTTTTGGAATTTTTTGCATAATAGAATCTTTCCGAACTAAGGTAATTTTGGTATAAAGTTCAATAATTTTATAATTTTCTTCACAACTTCCTATGGAAATAATTTGATGTGAATTATTTTTTTCATCATAAATTTTAATTTTTAAATCTATTCCCCATCCATTTTCAGAATCCATTCGACGTACAATTATTTGTGCTTTTTTAGGATTAATATAGTAAATAACAAGGTGAAATTCATCCTTCATCTTATCATTGAATATAGAATAATTATTAGTCACTAATATATCATTTCGTGGAGCAATATTTTCAACAATATTATTCACCATATAATTTATTAAAAATGTTTTTTTTTAATAAATTAAACTATTTAGAAATATATTTTACATGTATTTTGAACAGCTATTTGTAAATTATTTTTCAGAAATTGTATTCAAAATACCTAATTCTTGTTCTTTAAATATTTTTTCAATATATAATTTTCCTGTATTAAAGTTAATTCTTTTCTTAATTGACTTTTTATTTTCAAAAATAATTTGAAATTCCATTATTTTATTTTCATATGGGCAATTTTTATTTAGAACATAAATTAAATAATAAATCAAATTATTTTTTACAAGATGGAAAGTGATTGTTCTCTTATTTTCATTCCACGAGTCTCCGTCTTTTTTATTAAGTTTTATAGGTTGTATATTATGAATATAATTTTTCATAGGAAAAGAAAAAGGACACGTAATGAATTGGTAATTTTCTTTAGAACTTTCAAATGATGCACAATATTCTTCACTTGTTGGATCATGTATAATTTGTAGTTTATATAAAATACCATATAAACGATCATTCTCTTGTTTTTTATAATTTTGTATAATTAATTGATTATTATCTAACATGTAAAATTTTATATTTTGACTACATTGACTAGGATATGTAGAAAGTATATAATCGTTAATTTTTACCTTATTTTGATAAAATAGTTGATGATTTCTCCATAATTGTGAATAATGTGTACTAAAGCTTTTACTTCCTGGATAATTTTTCGTAATTACATATTTTCCTTTAAAATGAATGGAAAAATCTTTATAATATTTATTATCACTACTTGGACCATTATTTCCAGCAATATGTTGACATAATACATATTTTTTATGTGATAATTTTAGATCATGAAAAACTTCATATAATAAAGAAGGACCTGTTAAAGATAAAATAACAGGAACTCTTTCATACTCACTTTTTATCATGGATCCATAAATAGAATCAAACTGTTTTATTTTATAAATAATTTTCTGTATCGCTTGCATAAATAAAGGATGCTTAGGTTTTGCGCATAAGAAAGCATTAAAGAGTCCATTTTTATGATTATCTTGACATAAAATTAATGAATCATCTTGATGAATAAATTGATGTAATGGTAATCGTAAAAGTTGTTTACAATCAAAATAACATCCACCAAATTGATATATGTAACAATAGCGAAAAAAATCTGCTTTAAAAGCACCTGGATGTAAATAATCGTAAAAGGATAAAATTTCTTGATCATAATAAGTTTTTATAAATTGACGACATTCTTGATTATTAAAAAATATATATTCATATTCTGGATTTAATTCCTGAAAAGTATATATAGAATGAAGAAGTAATTGATTATGGATATTTCTTTGTCCAGAAGTTTGAATAATTTTTCTTGGAATTTGTTGATAATCTAATAAAATATCATTTTGTTTTAATGATTGATGAACATATAAATGTACAATTTTAAAAGGATAAGATGAAGAACCAATAGAATAAAGAAAGGGTTCTTTCTTGTTTTCTAAATTTTCGATTTCAATTTGAATATTTTCGGACCATCCATGAATATGATTTAAACAACGAATTATGACTTTACATTTTTTTTCGGAAAGATAATAAATAACCAAGTGAAAATCATGATGATATGATTTTAAAATAGAATATTTATTTTTTAGTAATATATCATTTCTTGGTTTTAAATTAGAAATAACTGTCATATTTTTATGATGAAAAAAAAAAATAAAAATAAGCATATTTAATTTATATTTACTAATTTATTTACCATTTATTTCCTATTTTTAATTGAGGATTGATTCTTCTAAATGTTTTTGGTAATGATTCCGACAAGCATAACTGCAAAAAATTTTATCATGCATAAGAAACGTTTGTTCTTTCAGACAATCTTCGGAACATACATGGCAATAAAAGTTAATTATATTTTTCCTTGATTCTTCGACCAAAGAAATAAATAATAATTCTTCTGTTGCTTCATCAGTACTATTTTTATGTTTAAGAGCAACTGGTTTTTTACATTTAAAATAAGAGATACATACTTGAAAATAAAAATAAATGGTTTTTGTTATTCTTAAAAAATGAGAATACACATTCATTTATTATAAATTACCATATTTATTTTAAGTTTCTTTTCTTATACACATTTGAAAAATGAAAAATGAAAAGAAACTTAAAATGAAAAATAAAAAATGAAAAATGAAAACACAAATAAATGCAAAATAAAAACTGTTTTATTTATTTTTCTAGAAAAAAAATAACATAAATTATTATCTACAAAAAATCATCATAACAATATAATTAAAAACCATATATATCAAAAAATCTTTGGTATTTTAATTTGCGCAATTTTCAGGTTTGGAATGATTTTGGAATGAAAAAATCTTGCGCGCTTTTTTTTGGAATAATCGATTAATGTATCAGATTTTACTTTTCATCTGAAAAACGTATTTGCGTTTCATGTTTTGGCTGAATTTTTCGCGCAAGGTTTTGGGGTTTGGAATAAAATGGAATGAAAAATCTTGCGCGCTTTTTTTTGGAATAATCAATTAATGTATCAGATTTTACTTTTCATCTGAAAAACGTATTTGCGTTTCATGTTTTGGCTGAATTTTTCGCGCAAGTTTTTAGCGTTTGGAATGAAATGGAATG